GGGTACCTTGGTTTATGTCCGGTTCGATAGGCCATGCGGACCCGGGCCAGACACAGAGGGGCTTTTCAACATCAGAGACCTGAGACCGGTCGAAACGGAAGAGCAGACAATCGATGAAGGCCACAAAAAAATCAACGAATGGTGGCTTGACCGCCTGGATGAGGTCCGAAGGGAACGAGACGAAGCCATCGAGAAACTCAAAACCATGGAGCAACTCGACACTCTGACAACACGGCGCGCCAGACTTACTGAGCAGGGGCACCACAGGCACGAGCGCAAACTGAACGCCCTTCTCGTCGAAGCCAGGACAGAACGAAACGAGGCCATCAAAAAGCTGCGGCGTGCGGTGCGAGTGCTAACAGGTGTTGACAGCACAACGTGAAGATGCTAAAACCTTACACACACTACACCTATGCGGGGGTAAAATGAGCATATACGAAATAATTACGGTGAAGCTTGCCGAGCTTATCGCTCAAAGGTTTTCTGCGGACGACGCGGCGAGCATGACAGATGAGAATCTCGCGGCCTTGATGGCCAGCTACTTCGATGAGGAGTACGGGGACTGGGACAACGACCCAAGGAGCAGGGAACACGTCGGACCATTCTTTGGTCCCAGGCCAGACCGGGAAACCTGGGAGCCGCAACGGTCTGAGATTGAAGCAGTGCGCCGACACCTCACACTCGAAACATGGGGGGCTGACGATGCCTGTGCATATTGACAGAGTTGGAGAGATTGCCAGAGAGCTTGTTAGGCATTTACGCCGACACCTTAAGGGTGACGGGCTTGTCTTTTCGACACATGAGTTTAACGAGGGTTTCAACCACGGGGTGTACGGGTTCAATGAGGGCGCGCCCTGGTACCGAGGTGACGAAAATTATATGCGCGGCATTCGTGCCGGTTACGAATTCAGAATGAGCATGACAACACGGGAGAGGGACTAAAATATGTGTATTGAGAGCGCGATAACCGCCGTCCTGTTAGCGGTTAGCTCGATGGGGCTGGACACGATACAGGTCGAAGATTTTACCCACGGGTTTAAGCATGGGGCCAGCGGTCAGGAGACCTATGCTGACTGGTGGAATGATCAAAAGCATTACATTGACGGCTTCAACGCCGGGACAGCATGGCTCAAAGAGATGAGCAAAAAAGAAAAGGGGGCAGCATGAGCATCGAAGCAAAGAGCAGAAAAGACAGAGCCAGGGAAGAGCTAGAGCGAATCAGGAAGTATGGGTCTGGTGAGAATCTGGTGGTGAGTCGGGTTGGTCTCCGCATGAAGGCCATGAACAAAACGGCGGCTGAACTTGGCAGGGACTGGTCTCCTGATGATAGAGACCGCGCACTGGCAATTGCCAGAAAGATTCGAGACGTGTCCACGCGCAGCAGTGGTGACACGATTCGAGAGATTGCGGGGTACCTAGCCCTGCAAACCCTCGACAATCCGTCTGATTACTCAGGGGTTTCAGTCATCTTTGGTGGAAGTGATGCCCTGGATGAGAGGTTGATTGACTGGTACCCAGAGCGATGAGCGCCTACGTCTACCCAACGGTTGACCGTGACGCCATCGAGGAGCACTTCGGTGTCAAGATTGCGCCCACGGTTGGCGTTATGCGTAGCCTAGGTGCATCGAATAGCTCTATGGTCCTCGGCCTGAATCCGTATGGTAACCAGCACTCAGTCAAGGCTGACCTGTTGGCACGCAGTGAGCCAAGGGAAGCCGACCAGCTTGACCGTGGGTCGGAACTCGAACCGCTAATCTATCAGCTTGTTTTACCAACGCTTGCGCTGAGTGGGCATACTGCTGTGCTGCCATTCGATAGCCCGTCTATCCAGGTCCTACCACATATGCACTGCTCACCTGATGGAATTATCGTTGATAAGAACAGTGGTGTGGCCCGGGGAGTTCTCGAAATCAAAAGCAACATGGATATGTTCAAGCCTTACGACATCGAGAGACCAGACCACAATCTCCAGGTGAGACAGTGTGCATGGGGTGTTTCCAAGACATGGCCCAATGCGGACAAACATATGCGTGAGAGCATGCTTGTGTGTCTGGCTGCTAGCGAAGATAGCTTTACGTTGTTGCGTAACGCTATCAAGAAGGATGGTCTACAGGCTGCGGTCAGCCTTGCTAGGGAGATGATCGACATCGATATGGCGAGGCTCCATGTCGCGACAATCGACCCCGACATTGAGGGCTTCGAGCGTGACATCGTTCCAAAGCTTTCGGACTGGTACAAGAAGCACATCGTACTGGACCAGATGCCGCCTATCGATGGGTCGAATGAATGCCGTGATGCCTTAATGCTGTCCTTCGATGAGAGGCATGGAGTAATGGAGGTCAGCGATACCATCGTGTCGCTGGCAGAGCGTAAGCTTGAGATTAGAGAGGTAATCAAAAAGCTTAAGGAAGAAGATGCGAACGTCAGTAACCACTTGATACGTGCCTTGGGACCACATGAGAGGGCCTTCGGTGAGGGTGTGTCGGTGACCATTGGGAAGAAGAATCGTATTTACGTGAAAAGGAAAGAGGTGCGGGAATGAAGACTTCAGAAAAGATAGACAAGCTAATGCCTGCGTTGGCTGCTGCTTACGAAGAGATGGGTGCAGCCTTTAAGACGGGCAGAAATCCACACTTCAAGAGCAAGTATGCAGACCTGCCATCGGTTGATGCTGCGTCAAGGCCAGTGCTCGCGAAGCATGGGTTGATGTATACACAGG